ACCGTCACCATTCCCGAGCATGAGCGCCGCCCCATGACAGAAATCCTCGAGGAGTTCCGTGCCGAGTTGCCAGGTATTTTGGCGTGGGCAGTCAACGGCGCTATTGCATGGTACGACTGGGGACTGCCTCGCTCCGAGACCATCGAGAAGGCAACGATGGAATATCGAGGCGAGGAGGACATCGTGGCCCGCTTCATTGCAGAAGAGTGCGTCATGGCCAAAGATGCCAGCATCGTCAAGCACAAGCTCTTTTCTGCATGGCAGGAGTGGACGGAGCATGAAAGCGAAAAGGCGGCGTCGAACTGGTCCCAGCGTCGCTTTACCGAACAGCTCAAGCGGAAAAACATAGAGCTGGGCGGCATGGGGCGTATGTTGTACATCGGAATTACCCTTCGTTCAGATCGTGAAGCGGATAAGTAGTGCGCATTTAGTGCGCAAGTGCGCATTTCTACTCTATTTTCCAAAAGTAACTACACGAAGGGAAAATAAGAGAAAAGAGTTGAAATTACATCGAAGATGCGCACTTGCGCACTATCCGCACTATGAGTAAAACCGCCATCGCCACCGTATAAAAAAATTGGAGGAGATCATGACCGAGCATTGCCTTTGTTGCCGCACACGGCTCGACACCGCTACACCCTATCCCCAGCTCTGCGTTGCCTGCAGGGCCACGGGCACGGAGTTGGCCATGCGCCGCATTAGTTCCGACATTGACCTCCTGGCCAGGGCATGGGGTGCCAAGGTGGCCGCACTGGGCCCCGCAGAGCAAGACCGCTTTGAGAAGATGCTGATAGCGTGGGACGAGGCATCGACCTCGCCAGCACCGTACGCCACGTATCGCACGCGGATCAATGTCTTCCGCAAGCGCCTCGACGCCACCATCGACGTGGGCGATGCCTTCGCCGATGCGGTGCTGACGTGGTGGCAGTGCATGCAGCGCCATGCCGACCGCGACGTACTGCGCCAGCACATCACATTCACGGAGCATGCAGGACAGCGAGGGCTTGAGCTATGACAGAGCAGAAACGAAAGCGCGTCAATTGGTCACCTGAAGCAATGGCCACACTCAAGCGCATGGCCACAACCCAGCCCGTCGCCGCCATCGCCAAGCACTTCGACACCACCGAGCGGGCCGTGCGTCGTCAGATTGGCAGGATGGGCATCACTCTGCAGGGCATACAACGACCGACCATCAAGCGACGCACGGTGCACCATCCACCACGGCGCTGGACACCGCAGGAAGAGCAATTCGTGGCCGCGCATTACGGCACGATGCCCACGCGAAAAATTGCGCAGCGCCTCAAGCGCTCATTTGCATCGGTGTGGGGCAAGGCGTACAAGCTTCAGGCTCATGAGGAGCTCCGCCACGATGCAGAGATGATGATGACCAGCACCGACGTGGCCGAGTTCCTTGGTGTCACCAAGCACACCGTCGGCACATGGTGGAAAGACAACGGGTTGCCATACCACGTACGAGGCAAGATGTACCTCGCCTACGAATCGGAAATTCTCGAGTGGCTTCGCACCGATGCCAACGTCTTGCGCCTTACTCGCGATGCGATCGAGCCGCGTCTTCAGCGCCTCTACGATGCAGTGCGGCGTGAGCACTACACACTCGATGAGCTTAATGCGATTGACGTGCCAGCACTGATGCCACGCCAATGGAAGTGGGGAGAAGCGCAAGGGTGCGGCGCGTCACCACCCAAGGCTATCATCATTGGACGCAACGGCGGTGGCAACAAGGGTGCCAGTCGCCAGTTACGCGTCGTCTACTACCGCAAGGACGAAGTCAGGGCATGGGCCTACGCATGGGCGCATGTCATCCCCGAGAGTGTCAAGCACCCCGACATTGCCGACGTAGTGCTGGCGTGGCAGTCGCGCTACGTGCTCAATGCCGAGCTGCACACATTTTTCTTGCAGGGCACGGTGAGCAAGTGGCGCGCATCGAAGGACTTCCCCCGCCAAGCACGGTTTCGCATGTACTACGATCGCCTCGAGGTGGTGGCATGGTGCAAGGCCAACGGCCACGCCGACATCGCTCGAGCACTGTACCGCGGCGTCCCACTGTGCTATGATGAGGTCATACGAGAGAGGGAACGCCGAAGCGGTCTCACTCGACGATGAGGGGCGGGTCAAGGCGACGGATCGGCGTATGATTGAACGTGTTCCAGGTGGGTTCGATTCCCATCCGCTCCACCACTACAAAGGACAGGCCATGCGTAGAGCTGCCAAGATTGACACAACACATCGCCCTATCGTCGAGGCATTGCGTGCGGTTGGTGCCAGCGTCATCGACCTGGCCACGGTCGGCCACGGGTGCCCCGATATCCTCGTGGGCTACCGTGGTGATACGTGGCTCGTCGAGGTCAAGGGCCCCAAGACTAAGCTGAGTGAGAGCCAAGTCAAATTGCATGCCGCATGGCGGGGCAAGGCCATTGCCGTGGTCCGCACGGTAGACGAGGCTTTGGCACTGATTGGGGCAGTGCCGTGACACTACGCTGGCGCCGTGAGATCGGGCGCTACCCCGTCAGCCTGTATGTGATACCGCCGTCGATGCGCTACATCCTCGTCCGTGAGATGCCTGGCGATGCGGACGACGAGGTGATAGCGCACGGCAGGGCACTGCCAGGCATGACGGCAACGGATATACTGAGATGGGTCGCCGATGAGCTGAGGGAGATTGCTGATGAGCTGGAGGAAACCGATGCAATGGACGTATAGTAACACCGCCATCGCCACACTGTTCTGCTGTGCCGTGGTGCTGGTGATTTTCGTGACGACAGTGGGGAGCATCGTTGCACGCTACTGGGGAAGCGACGATGATTGAGATGAGTGACGTGGACGAGATGAAAGCGCAAATTGAGTTACTCTATGATTTTCGTATGGCGTATCACGCGCTCCTGGTGAGTGAGTGGGCACGGCAAGGACTGTACGACGTGCACAAGTCATACCGCCACCACAATGGAGAACAGTGTTTCGGTGATGATGATTGGTTTATCGTGGTTGCCATGCTGCCAACGGGGCAGGTGTCCAATCACTATCATAAGGACCATTGGCAGTTGTTTCAGTGCCCCGAGGTGCCACTTGCCAAATACCCATTCGATTGGCATACACCACAAGATGCAGTTCAGCGGTTGATTGCATTGAGTCTAGCCCATGATTGAGATTTTCTTCGCACTGCTCTGCATGGGCGGCGTGTGCCACCCTGAGTATATGACCCTGTCCCACGAGGCCGCCGCCGTGGCGAGCTGTGAGAGCGGCGACACCGTGACGCTGGGCTCACTGAATTGGCGTGCTACCAACATCAACACTGACGGCACGATCGACACCGGTGCGTTTCAGTTCAATAGCCATTGGATATGGAACGCCGATGACCGCTGGATGATGCGCCGCATTGCCCAGCGCTTGGCCATGTCGAGCGATGCCGTACTGAGTGCATGGCCACGTGCTGGCGATGCGCCGCCAGCGGTGCAGCTCGCCGCATTCGAAGTGGTATGGGATGAGGGCAACGGGTGGCAGCATTGGGCGGCGTCACGGCCATGCTGGGAGAAGTGGATAGACATTGAGGAGATTGAGTGATGATTCTGAATGACCGACAGATTACGAGCCTCGCCGCCGACGGCATGATCACCCCGTTGGCGCTGGGCATCAAGCGGCCGAACACCATCAGCTACGGGGTCACCTCGTTCGGCTACGACATGCGCGTGGCTGATGAGTGGACGCACTACGTGGGCGAGTTCTCGACGCTGGACCCCAAGCGCATCGACACACAGCGCACCGTGTCGCATCGTGCGGATGCCATCACCATGATGCCCGGCGACTTCGTACTGTGTCGGAGCGTCGAGCACTTTGTCATCCCCGATGATGTCATGGTGACGGTGCTGGGCAAGTCAACGTACGCACGCTGTGGCATCATCGTCAACGTGACACCGCTCGAGCCGGGGTGGACGGGATATGTCACCATCGAGCTGAGCAACACCAACACCGTACCCGTCGTGGTCTACGCCAACGAGGGCATCGCACAGTGCATCTTCCACCGTGGTGAGCGGCCTGCCATCACGTATGCAGAGAAGGGCGGCAAGTACCAGCACCAAGTCGGCGTGGTCCTGCCGATGGTGGACTGATGGGCGACTACAGCCTGCGCACGATCCGCCAGCAATTCCGAGAGCAAGGGCTTTTCTACACACCGCCAGAACTCGCTAAAATGGTGTCGGAGCTCCTCCCCACTAAGCCGTCCGCCGTGTATGACCCAACGTGTGGTCGGGGCTCACTCCTCGCCATCTTTGACGACGACGTTGCCAAGTACGGTCAAGACGTTGACGAGACAGCGGTTGGCGATGCTGGCAAGTTACTCACCAACTTTCACGGCGCTGTCGGCGATGTGCTGGCAGCGCCAGCGTTTATCGATATGCGCTTCGATGCCATCGTAGCCAATCCCCCATTCAGCATCAAGTGGCACGGCAAGGCGGATGGGTACTTCGCTTTTGCGCCGACCGTGCCGAGCCCAAGCAAAGCCGACTTTGCCTTTCTCCTGCATATCCTATGGATGCTGTCCGATGATGGCACGGCCGTGGTCATCAACTCGCCAGGCATCGGCTATCGTGGCGGACGAGAAGCAACGCTGCGCCGCTGGATGATAGAGCAAAACGTCATCGACCAAGTAATTCACATTCCGGGCAATACGTTCACTGACACCGCCATTGCCACGCTGTGCCTAGTGCTGAAAAAGCAACGTGATACAACGGACATCACTTTTGTTGACCGTGAGCACAACATCACTCGCACGGTCAGCCGTGATGAAATCGAGCACATGGATTGGTCACTGTCGGTGAATCGCTACATCGCACCGCCAGTCGAGGAGCGGCCGCAGGTCGACCCGTGGCAACTCGAGCAAATGGCACGAAGCGCCGCCATTCATCGCATTGTCTGTGAGCTCAAGACCAGCCACCTGATCAGCCAAATTGCAGGCTGGGACTTTGAGGAGTTTGCCAGAGAAGTGCATGCCGCTGTCGATGAGTGCGTGGATAGCATTAAGCGTATTTGACGCACTCCGTACAATAGAAGTAGGAGGCAACGTCATGACCAAGTTTCGCCACGACTTCCGCCACTGGCCAAGCGCCGCACTGCTTCGTGCGCATCTCGCACAGTACCCGCCCAGCATCGCATCGTGGGCCAAGGGCGTCACCCTGCACCATACATGGAAGCCACGCCGACAGGATTGGCGTGGCCTTCGCACGATGCAGGGCATCAAGCGCTACTACGAGGGGCTCGGCTGGGATGCCGGGCCGCACCTCTTCATTGCGCATGGCTCACCCGATCCAGCGCATGACGGCATCTGGCAGATGACAGCACTCAATGAGAAGGGCATCCATGCGGGCTACCCCGCCAACGCCCAGCATTGGGGCATTGAGGTGGTCGGCAACTACGACACCGAGCCATGGCCATGGGCACTGCATGACCTCGTGAGAGACACCACGCTGGCACTGCTCGATTGGCGTGGCCTCGCTGTCAGCGCTGGCACACTGAAAGGGCATCGTGAGTGGGGCAGCCCCAAGACCTGCCCGGGCAAGGCCATTGATATGAACATCATCCGCACGCAGTTCGCACAAGCACAGGCGAGGGAGCAATGACCGAAAGTGTAGAGGTCAAGCTGGCACGGCTTGAGGAGAAAATCGACCAAGTGTTGAGGCGCCTCGAAAACGGTGACCGGCAATTCCGTGAGATGGATAACCGGGTCGCACACCTCGAGCAACAAATCAACCGACTGTGGGGTGGCCTTGCCCTGGCGACGGTCATCATCCCGCTGATTATCCGTTACATGATGGGAGGCTAAGTATGGCCAAAGAATGGTACAAATCAAAGACGCTGTGGGTCAACGTCTTGACCCTGCTGGCACTCATCCTCGGCACCGTGGCACAGTGGCCAGAGCTGCAAAGCATCGCACCGCAGTTACTCGGCGCGCTCAGCGTGGTCAACATCGTGCTGCGCTTCATCACTGATACAAAGCTGGTGTAGCCATGGCGCCACGCAAGCCAAAAGCCGAGCGTGAAGTGCTGATGATTCGCTTGCCCGAAGTCATCGACGCCATTGCCGAGCTGGGAGTGATCCGCCATGCGTGCGAGGCCATGGGCTTTGAGCGCAAAGCCTTGTACCGACTAATGGGGTCTGACCCCGTCGTTGCCGATGCGGTGCGCGATGCAGTAGAGCGTGGCAGAGAGAAGCGGCGCGACTACCTCGAGAGCATTGCGTATCAGATGGCGCCGGACAACCCGGTCATGGTGATGTTCCTCCTCAAGCGGGAGGACCCCAGCTACAGAGAAAGCTACAATGTCCACAACACCACAGTTCCCACCGACTACATCATTGACCTCGCCCTCCCCGCTGACGGTGAAGCACACGACGCAGACCCCGCCACAACGGAGGTTCTGGAGTGATGCGCACCGCTTCCGTCTTTTTGTCGGTGGTCGTGGCAGCGGTAAGACGAGAGCCGGTGCGGTGGAGGTGCTCCGTCAACCGCCGGGTACGACGTCGCTCATCATCGCACCAACGTATCCCATGCTCAGACTCGGTGCTATGGAAACCATCCTCGCACTAGTCGCACAGATGGGGGTGGCGGTATCATGGAACAAGTCGGACATGGAGCTGAAATTGCTGGGCGACCGTCGCATCATCTTCCGCAGTGCCGACAACCCCGACCGACTGCGTGGCGCCAACGTCGGTTTTTTGTGGCTCGACGAGGCAGCGCTGATGAATGAAGAGATATGGCCCATCGCCATCGCCACGCTTCGGCATCGTCCCGGTTGTGCCATTGCAACAACGACGCCACGGGGCAAGAATTGGCTCTACACATTGTGGACAGATGGTGGAGAGGACTACAGCATCATTGAGAGCGCAACGACGGACAACACGTATTTGCCAGCGCACTTCGTGGCCACGCTCAAGCAGAGCATGACCTCGGAGATGTATGCGCAGGAGGTGCAGGGTCACTTCATTGATCCGCTTGGCTCACTGTTCCAGCGCCATTGGTTCAGCGTCGTCCCCACCGCACCGCAGGGCCTCGCATGGTCGCGGTACTGGGACCTCGCCGCCTCAACCAAGCAGAGCGCCGACTACAGCGCGAGTGTGCGGTGCGCCATGCATGACGGTGTGCTGTACATCGCCGACGGCATCAAGCTGAAAGCAGAGTGGCCCGATGTCCGCAAAGTGATTGTCGCCACGGCGCTGAACGAGCGTGGCACAGTGCTCGGCATCGAGGAGGCACTGCATGGCCTCGCCGCTGTGCAGGAACTGCGCCGCATGCCCGAGCTTGCATCGACCACGCTGCGCGGCATCAAGGTGGACAGAGACAAGACCAGCCGCGCGATGCCATGGGCGGCGCGTGCCGAAGCAGGGGCGGTGCGCATCGTGGCCGGAAGCTGGGTCAAAGATTTCATCGACGAAGTGGTGTCGTTCCCGAGCGCACCACATGACGACTACGTGGACGCCGCAAGCGGTGCCGTGGCGATGGTCGCACGGCCCAAGATTCAATGGGAGATACTATGACACTGAATTCTTTTCCCGCATGGTTCGAGCAACTCCGCCGTGGCGGCCGCATTGCTACGACTGCGGATGCCTACGGCGTGTCACCACTGCTGTACCGTGCTACCAATCTTCGTGCCGATGCACTCAGCTCAATTCCCTACCGACTGACGTACAACGATGTTGAGCAGGATTGGCCATTTGCACAAAGCTTTCCTCAACTGCTCAAGGACATCGAGCGGTCACTGTGCTTGACGGGTGGGGCATATCTCTACAAAATCTACAAGGGTAAACGCCTTGCAGGATTTGTTCCACTCAATCCCACGACGATGAACGTCACCCTCATGACGGACAAAGCGACGCTTGAAAATCCCCTGCTTGGAGCATCGTTTGTGCAGAGCATTAACGGGAAATCCTACGGGCCATGGACGGTGAACGAGGTCGTCTATTTTCGTGAGCCCAGCTACCTCGACGACATCGGGCCGGGCATTGCCCCGGCGCATGTAGCACTGAGCAACGCAAAGCTGGAGCACTACCTGTCCCGCTTTGCCTCGGCGTTTTTCGAAGGCGGCGCACAGCCCGTCACCATTATGAACCTGCCCGAGCACATGGACGAAGCGGAGTTCCAGCGCTTCCGCACGGAAATGCGCTCAACCATCGGCGGCGGGATTATCAACGCCTTCAAAATGATTTTTATGCGGGCTCCGGACATCAAGATTGAGCAACTCACGCCGCCGCTCAACTCCCTGCAGATGCCCGAGCTATACGAGCGGGTCATTACCAGCGTAGGCATGGCGTATGGCGTACCGCGCACCATGCTCGAGGCGTCGGCGGCCAACTATGCAACGGCAGAGTCTGACCGGCAAAGCTTCTGGCGAGAAACCATCATCCCGCGTCTCAGCCTGTACGAAGCGGTACTGAATACGCAAATATTTGCTCCGCTTGGCTGGGAAATCAGCTTTCAGCCGGAGATGCTCGACGTGATGCAGGTGGACGAGGCAAGCCGTGCCGGATCACTGCTCCAACTTGTCCAAGCTGGCGTGCCACTGCGTGGGGCGATGACCATCCTTGGCTACGATATGATTGAGGAGGCGCTTGGACCAGAGCCCGTAGCAGAGCCGACGCCATCGGCACTGCCTGAACCACCAGAGCCGGCACTGCCTGACCCTGCCACCGATGCGCCAAGCGATGCGGCGACTATGCGCTCAGCAGAGTTTGAGCTTCTCGCTAAAAAGTTAGAACGACGCATCAAAGCGGGCAAGTCTTTGCAATGCAGTTTCAAAAGCGAAATCCTCAGCGATGACGACATTGCCAGCGTGATGGAGCGGCTCAGCGACGGCATGAGCGTGGCCGATGTGCACACAGTGGTCGACGCAGTCAAAGCAGAGGACCTCACCCCAGAGGAGAAAAACATTTTTGACCGCCTCATCGGGCCACTCACCGCACGAGGTGAGCGCTGGGCACGGCGCATCATGCGAGGCGAGGACATCAGCGACGCCGAGGGCAAGGTCAGCGACATCACCGCCCCCGTACTCAGCGATGAGCTGGGCAGGGTGATGGGTGGACGCATCGATAGACTGGGCACGCAGTTTCAGCCCATCGACCCAACCGAAGCGAGTGACATCGTGCAAGATTGGCTGTTTGAGTACGTCCCCGAGCGCAATCGGCAGCTCGATGCGTCGACCATCTCTGTACTCAAGCGCGCCATCGCCGCCTACCGCACCACGCCAGGCATGACGATACAGGACGTCATGCGCAAGGTTGCCCCAGCGACGGATCGGGCTCGGGCTCGAAGCATCGCCATCACCGAGGTGACCCGTGCGGCGGCGCAGGCTGAGGTTGACTACCAGCGATACCTCGCAGGTAAGGGCATCATGATGGAGCGCACATGGATTACCAACGTTGACGAAAAAGTGTGTCCGACGTGTGGACCACTGCACAACCTCGTCGAGGACGAAGTCACCTCCACGTATCCGCAGGGCTGGGTGATGGAGTATCCCGAGGGTCCACCAGCGCATACTAACTGCCGATGCAGTACCGCACTCACGGTGGTGCGCCGATGATGAGTGTAGAGATGACAAAACTCGGCATCGATTTATCCAAAGCCATCGGTGACGTCGTGACATCAGTCAGCCTCGCCTACGCCAAGGAGGTGCAGGGCAGACTACAGAAGGCAACGCCGCCAAAGCCCAAGCGTGGCTCAATGGTATGGAAGAGTGAAAAACAGCGACGCTTTGTCATGGCGATGATAGCGCAGAAAAAAATTAAAGTGCCTTACGAGCGCGGCCAGGGCAATGGGCTTCGGGGCAGTCAGTCGCTCAACCGCGGTTACCGCGTCGACAAGGAGGGGCTCGAAGCAGTGCTCTACAATGCGGCTGCGTATGCGCCCTATGTCGTCGGTGACCAGCAGGCACAGATACACCGAGACCGCTGGGCGACGGCGATGCAGGTAGCCGCCGACATCGCACGAGACGGCACACTCGATCAGGTTACACAGGATGCGATACGGAAAGCGGGGCTTGCATGACAACCAAAGCCGAAAGCGATACCCACACCCCGCCACAAGCCGTGGCCGACAATGCGCGCATGGCTCTCGAAGTGCGAGCAGAGAAGCCACCGAGTCAGCGAGGCATGACCCCAGTGGGCCTTGCTCGAGCACGGCAACTCGCAAATCGTCAGCCGGTGAGCGTCGCTACACTCCGGCGCATGGCGTCCTACTTTGCCCGCCATGAGGTGGACAAGCAGGGGGCGACGTGGGATGAGCAGGGGCCGGGTTGGCAGGCATGGATGGGCTGGGGAGGTGATGAGGGCTGGGCATGGGCTCGGCGCATCATCGAATCGGAAGACACGAAGGCATTTGACGACCCCCATATAATGGAAGTAGGAGGACAAGCGATGGAAGACACGGTCAAAACACTGCCCACAGCGGTGAAAGCGATTGGTGAATACACGGTCAAGGGAAAGGGCATTGTGTTCGGCGGCTTCGACCTCACCGAAGACACATTCACTGCCGACACCGACCTCGGCGGATCACGTCCATTTGAGGGCATGCCCGTTTTTTATGACCACGCCATGGGCGGCATCAAGTCGCAAATCGGCACGGTCAAAGCGTGGGTACCCACCGATGACGGCATCGATGTAGAGATTGAGTTGGACCGCCGTCACCAGTACGCCAGCGAGGTCATGAAACTCGTTGAAGCCGGCGCACTCGGACTCAGCACCGGCGCCGTGTCACACCTTGTTGTCCGTGAGCCGGTCAAGGGCGGCTACGAAATCAAGCGCTGGCACGTCGCTGAAATCAGCTTAACACCCACACCAGCCGAGCCCCGCACAACCACCGAAGTCAAGAGCGAAGAGGTCGCACCTGCGAGCATGGCTGCAGATGAGACATTGCCTGACGATACAGAGATCACATCAGAGACGACCGAAGAGGTCACCGAATCACCATCAGAGGAGACGAAAGCCATGCCAGAAGGCATCATCGACAACGCTCGCAACGACGAGCCACAGGTAAAGGCGGCATTGCCTGCCGCTCCGTCCGAGAATCCGTTCGACAGCAACGAGTACCACCGCGCCTACAAGCGCTTCATCGATGTCAAGAACCCCATCGAGAAGGCGGACGACAGCTACGAAGTACACCAAGTACTGCGCAACGCCACCAAGGCCTACGCCGTCAAGACGCAGACCGAGGGCGCCAACAACGACGGTGGTTTCACCGTGCCAACCGCAGTCAACCGCTCGGTGGTGGCACGACGTGATGAGTCGAGCTTGCTTGGCAAGTTCCGATTTCAGCGCGTGACGACTGACACCTGGAAGGTCGTCGTGCCTGCACAGAGCACCAAGGCCACGGCCGCCATCGTCGGCGAAGGCGTCACTGCCACCGCCAGCGAGCCCAACATTGCCAACACCAAGACCATCCAGCTCTACAAAGACACCTTGGAGTTTGCCATCACCGAGGAGTTGCTCGCCGACACTGCCAGCAACTACGAGGAGTTTCTCATGAACGAGATTGCCCGCGCCATGGCGGTGAGCGTCAACACGTTCATCATCAAGGGCACGGGGAGCTCACAGCCCTACGGCATCTATGCCCGCGTGACCAACGACATCGCCCTCGGCGCCACCACGGCGACCTCGGCGCAGATTCTCAGCGTGAGCACGGGTATCAACGGTGAGTACATGACCGACGGTGAAACCGGCTGGATTATGCGCAATGCAACCTGGGGTGTTGCACGTGGTCTTGACCTCGCCAACACGGGCATGCTCCTGACCAGCATGGAGGGCGGCGTGCGACGCATCGAGTCATGGCCAGTCG